CCCGCCGTGTACGTAATTGGCGCAGAGAACTGCTGGAACACAATTGCTGTTGTGCCTATTGTGATGGGGGGTGGAGTCTGTTGCACCCAAGCGGTATTGACGTTGGCCGTGCCACTGGTCACCAAGAAGAAGTCGCCCTCGTCGATCTGGTCAACGCCCGTACCAACAGAGTCCATGTCTGATGATCGGGTTAGGATGTAAGGCGTTCCAGCAGAGCCAACCTGCGTGACAACGTACACGCCGTTATTTGCGCCAGCTACTTCGTTCTTGACCAGTATTCTTTCGGAGACAACAGTCAGTGTTGAGTCCACAGACAGAGCGCCGTTGGCGTTTCCTGTGAGCGTTGCGCCAACTCCAGAGGAGCCGTTGTTGTATGTGTTTGCTGGCAGCGCTGCTGTGGTGGCTAAAGCAACTGCTTCGTGGAAGTGAATACCAGATGCAATTGCGTCAGCGTACTCTTTATTAACAATGTCCGTATTGCTAGTTGGGGCTGTGGTAATTGTGCCCGTAGTTAACGCTGCAGATGTTGCGGTAATTGCGCCAAATGCGGTTTGGACTACTTGCGTTCCTGCTTCATTTTGATACGCCGACCGTGAGGATGGGTACGTAACAAAAACATCTTTTGAATTGGCGGCAAAATTTACTAGGGAACCGCCATTACTAGACGACAGAACCGTTGTACGAGAAAGCGTTGTGCCGGAAGAAGTGTAAGTACCAATACCTACTTCCCAATCACCTGTGATTGAGTCTGCAATAGCATAGTACGTTGTGTTGCCGTTACCTACAGCGGCAAAAGATTGAAACCCCGATACCGCCCCAGCAAGAGTCAGCGTGCCTGTACCAGCAGTGGTAGAGGTTTCTTTGACCCGATCTTTTAAAACTAAAGCCATTTTTAATCCTTACGACGGAAGGTTGTTCCAACCGGGGTTTTGCGCACTATTGATATTTTGCCAGTTTGGGTTCTGGCTGTCATCAATTACCGCCCAAACAAGTACGTCGCCAATAGAAACAAGAAGCTGGATGCCCGTCACGTTTGCGTTTACCGTCTTAACAACACTTATAGCATCAATCGCAGATACAAACTCAGCAACAGAACCAGCAAATACAACTTGCGTTGACACCGCATCCACAGCAGAAGCGCCTTCATTGACAGCCACTTGAATAGAAAGGCCGCGCTGCATCAAATCAACGCCAGACACACCTTCAGCTACAAGCGCTACAAAGTTTGCCGCAGATGTAATAACATCTCGCCCAGAAATTGCTTCTTGTATGGCCGCAGCAAAATTAACTTGTGATGTGCTTACGGCGCTAGCAGATACGCCTTCCGCAATAGCTGCGGCAAACGCCACTTGCGCTGCTAAAGAATCAACACCTGAACCAGCTTCAGAGATGCTTGCGGCAAATACTGCCCGCCCAACTATCGCATCTACAGCACTTGCGGCTTCCACAACACTACTAACAAAATTAACTTGCCCAGCAACGGCATCTACACCAGAAGCTGCTTCCGTGATATTTCCGGAGTATGTGCCAATTGCAGAAACAAGATCAGCCCCGCTTACGGCTTCTGGAATAGAAACATTGAACGTGTTGTTGATGGTGTCAACAGAATCCACGCCAGACGCAGCTTCCGAGTTAAGTCCCACAAAAGTAGTAAGCACAGAAACGTTATCTAGCGCAGACACGCTCTCAGCCATCACACCACCGGCGATAAAGATTGCATCTACAGCATCAACGCCTGACCCTGATTCTGAAACGGAGACGGCGAACGTGTTGCCCCCTTGAGAGGCAAACGGCGCTTGAGCAAAAGCTACATCCCCGAACATACCCTATTAGGTCGCTGTTAAGGAAAACTGATATGTTACGTTCAGTGTATCGCCGTTGGCTACAGACTTATCAAGGCCCTGAAAGTTTCCTACAGAGAACAAAATACCAGAGTTGTCTGTAGTAGAAGCCAAGAAAGCTCCAGCAATCGTAGCTGTATTATTCATAGCAAACGATGCGGGAGAAGCTGTGTTAGAAATCACTGATGGGTTAGCTGTAGAAGCCGCGCCAAACGTCACAGCTTTGCGACTACCTGTGTATGCGGTGTTTTCCGCCCAACCTGCGTGGGAGGCCAAGGTATCGCCAGCAGCGTATGTATTGCTTGCACCGGGGCCTGTTACCAAACCAAGATACCAAGTGGTAGTCTGCGCAGTACCAGCAAGGTACGCACCGTTCATGTTGGCCAAGCCTTGGTTAACGACCAAGTTGTGGAAGGTGTCTGACCACTTTTCTACGCCGTCTGCGCCTACGCAAGTAACGGTGTAAACACCACCAGCACCAACGGTTTCACCGAGGCCGGGGCGTGTGACTAAAGTGGCTGTCACTTGGTCTTTTGCTGAACTGAATTCCATGATAGATCCTTAAGAAATGCGCACAATGGCGCTGTTGGCATCGGGGGTTGGGAAGATGATTTGGAAAGTGTCGTTGCTTACTGTCTTGTCTGAACCGAAGTCCAGCACAGCAACAGACTTGTTGCCTTGAGTAACGTTGTAAACCAAAGCGCCTCTAGCGGTAAATGTGGCGTTTGTCCAAGTCGAGTTGTTAAACGAAATGAACGCTGTTGGCACACCAGCGGTGTTGTTACCAGAAGTTGGCGAAGTGGAAATCACCAACGTGTTACCGCCGGTTGTGTAACCGCCCCCATTTGGCACTTCGTTAGTACTGTTATAAACAGTTGTGGTTGGGCCAAGGTTTGCCGCTGCTGTATACAACGCCACTTTAAAAGTGTTAGGTGTGGTAGGGCCAAAGTTATGAACCGCCTGAAGCAGTTCAACTTTAAAGCTTGTGGTTGCTGTTTGCGAAATTGCCATATCAAGTCACCTTTTGTCGGAACTGCCCAGAGCGATATGCGTCTTGACGCTCCATACCATCGGCCAAACGTTTTGCTAGAGCAAGAGCTTCCATGAACTTCTGATTGTACAGAGCCATCATGTCCGTCTCACCCTTCATGTAGGTGTAAGCCTCAACCAATGAGCCGTACAACAGCACAGAATCGAAGTTATCACCAAGCCATGTTTGCCCACTCGCAGCTACTGTAATGGACTCTGGGTAATAGTAATAGTGCAACTCAACGCCGTATGTGGCATCAGGGGTTGGGCCAAGGATGAAAGTCAACTCGTTAACGTCATTACTCTGTGCACCAAACAGCGCGTAATACCTAGGGATTGCTGTGTCTGTTGGTTGTGGATACGCCTGACGAATAAAGTTAACATCCTTGTTCAACAAATATTCGTACGATCCGGTGGCGTCAATCACTGCTATGGAATACACCGCTAAGAAGTCGTTAGGACACCCTAAATACTTATTGCCGGAAGACGTTGAACCCGTCACATTCTTGCGAATGGACGGAAACTGCATGGAGTTGTAAATACGCTGCTCAGCTTGCTGAACGAACACGGGTATCTCAGCGATAAAGTCCGCTTCGGTATTCTCCGTGTACGCTTGAATAGCAGCGCTGAGTGCGGCGTAATTCATGCCATCGGGCCTCTGGCCATAGTTCCCTTGGTCGCCGCGCCGTTACCACGGGTGACGATACCGGATGTCTTAGTGGTTTCGTTACCAGCAGCTTTGCTGATGTTGCCAATAGACATATTAACGGTGTCAGCTTTACTGCGGTTTGGGGGCGTGCCGGGGTTCTCAGATATGCCTACAGGCTTACCACTCATAGTGTGGGGCTTGGCGTATGCAGAAGCGGGTAGATTGTTAATCTTGGCCATGTTATTTCCCCTGATTTTTAACTTTAGCCATACCGCGACCATACTGCATCATCATCTCATTGGTCTTACCGCCCTTAGCAAGCTTTGTAGGCTTCTTGCCGGGGTGCATGTTTTTCTCGTGCTTGCCGACAGCAGACTTAATCATCTTCTTGTCTTGGGCTAAATCTTTCTTGTCCATATCAGACTCCTATTTGTATCGTTACTGTACCAATTTGTACGCCTAATGCCAAGTAGTTTGGCGTTAACACACTATCAAAACTGCTTGACCCACCAACAGGGTTCCAACCCCACTGAATATCTCTAGAACCGCCAGTCACATAGCCAGCAGTGTTTACGCCTGCGGTAACGTATGTTGTGTCCCTGCGCGGGTTACGCACAGCCTGTGGATCATCCACTGGGTACATACCCAACTGCAACTGCGGCTGATCGGGATCCCAACACACATTACACACCATCAAATTGTAAAGCTTTGTCTTGATGACTTCTTTTTTCAAAGCCGTTAGTTTGAACTGTTGGCCACACCTATCGCACATGGCGATACTGTTCTTGCCAGAAGCAAACCGATTGCCCATTTACGTACCACTACCAATAAACATTTGCCTCGGAACAAAAC